AGTTTATGTCGGGTTCCTTGGAAACGAACAAGAGTTCGGGATCAGAGGAATTGTGCATGCGTAGCACAATGTAGCTTTTTGTCCTTGACTCGTCAACTTAATACCCGCCACCACCTGTGCATTGGAGGCTCGCACCTGTGATATGCTCGGCTCCGCTGACGAGTAAATAGCGGATACAATCGATCTGATCCTTAAAATGCTCTCCCCTACTCTGCCCACTATACTCCAGGAGCGAGGTAATTGTATTGTCGCAATTGTCTGATATGTAGAGTTTTGGGCGATTACGAGGAGTCATAGGCTCGGAATCATCCCATGCCAATGCATCATTTATCTTGGCAATACCCGCCTCGATATCCACGCCTGGAGCGGGACGAAATACAAAGTCGAGGTTTGCCATTTGGTTAATGATATTGCTCTCCCCCTCCTTGGTACGCACCGTGGCCGCTCCCATGCGGGGATCCACAATACGCTCAAATATATCCTCCCCATCCTCCAAGTCCTCGAAGTGATTGCGGTAATCCTCGTACCCCCATCCTAGCGGACGCTGGGCGGGACCCGCTTTACCCACACTCTTACCCAATGCATTGACATGCGGTAATGCCCATTGCCCCATCGTGCTATCGGGGAACTCGCGGTAAATATAGATTCGCCCATCCGGCATCACACCCGCCCATATCGCCACCCAAGGCTTGCTCCCCCCAGGGTCGCACACAAAGTAACGGGTGCATAGGGTGGACGGATCGGCGATGAAGGGGATCTTCTCATGTGGCACAACATTCGTTTCGCGGTTGAATTTTGGAAAACGCCCCTCCATCGCCTTGGACGGTATACCATACAAGCGGGCCAGCTTCGCTTCCAATGGTTGCCGAGAGTATGTGCGAATTAACTCTTGTCCGTCTATAAAAGGGGAATCTTCGGTCCAAAAATAATAAATACGGCAGTCCGGCCAATTGTGGCATATCTGCTCGGTGGGTAATTCCCTACCAATAATCTCGCTATACCTGGACTGCACAGTCTCTGCACCCTTGAGCAAACTATTGATCAGAGGTGTCCAGCCTTGCAAGGTTGTGAAAGTAAGGATCAATCGCCCGTGGTAATCCACGGTACGGCCAAGCAATGTATTGAAAATACTTTCGGGAACCTCCTCATCCAGGTGGATGGCGTGTGCAGACCAACCCTCGAATATCTGAGGGTCTGCCATGTACTGCCGATAGTTATTGAAATATATCGTACTTCCACGCTCTGCGCCGGGGGTGGTGGGCGGTAAGATTGCTTTGGCGGAGTTAAACCCATTCTTTTGGTTGTACTGCAAGCTATGGTTCTCACTCTTCTTCTTTGCCCGCTTGTAGCGTGCTGGTAAGTTTTGCCAAATATACTTTTGTGCATCCGTTATGCTTCGCTCCTCCGTGACATGCATTGACCGAATCTCTGCCTCCGGGATAGACTGAGCCAAGTGTACCAGCATACGGGAAGCGAACATCGTCTTGGAGCTACGGTTGCCGCCGAGGATCACATGGATTTTCGTATCCTTCCAATTCTCCATCACCCTACGCCACCCAGGAAGAGTCCAACCCCATTGGATTGGATCTTCCTTCTCGCTATTTGGTTGATCGATCAGTAAGCGACTAAGCATCTCTGCGCGCTCCGGCGGGAGAGCATCGATCTCTTCCTCGGATAACGCACACTCCAAATCGCCCTTGGTAAACCGCAGATCATTCGTCCACGGGATACCGAAGTTCGCGTCTATCTCATCTGCATAGGTGAACTTAGGCATTGAACTTCCTCAACTTATCCTGGTCCAACGCATAGCCCACGCCATGACCGAGGTCTTTCTTATTCTCCTCCTTGATGAGTTCGTGCTTCCACGCCCATCCCTTAAAATCCAAAGTGCTTCCATCCACCACACACAGCACATACACATCCACATCGGGGTTTACCTTGAGTGTGCTAAGTAGCCTAGCACTCTTGTGCTTGGACGCTTTCACATCATAACGCTTTCCGCTCGCCATCACCCCATCCGCAGACCCACTCCTTGGGGTAAGACCAAGATCGGGAAATACATTCATCTGCTTGGCAAATCCATACTCCGCCATCATGCCCATCACATCCGCTTCCGCGCCATCGTGGCTACCCATCTTCGCATCACGCACCCCGTTCCCACGGGCAATGAGACTACGCATCCGCCCAACCATTTGGCAGACCTGTACCTCATCGGGCTGGAGACTAATCAGCATTCTTTACGAATACGCCATCAACCATTTTGCCTTTTCTATCTTTGATATCTTGATATGCGGCCAGTAGGCAGTCCTCTAGCGTTACTCCATTTCGAGTACATATATTAATTAAAACAACCAATATATCCCCTATATCATCAAGTAGGCATTCATCTTTGCATACAGAGTCACTTAATTCACCAACCTCTTGAATTAACTTCAAAACCTGATCCTTATCAGTAGAACCCTTAATTAGGTTCCGCTCTATATGCCATTTCTCAACTTTAATTATTATATCTTCCATAAATATTTACCCCCTAGCTAATATCTCCAATCCTATGATGATCGCGTCTTCGAGCGTTTGGCACGGGATTTCTTCTTTACCAATTGCCCATCCCTCCGTATCCGCTCCAATGTCTCTTGGTCGAATTTCCAGCATGGGGGACCCAGCTTTCTCAAGTCGCACCGTGGTAATTCTTGTGCTGATTCGGGTATCGCTCTGCCGTATTTTTTCCAAAATATCGGATGATAACCCGGTGCTACGCGCTGACTCACTACTCATCTTTCTCGCGGTTTAAATACCTTGCATACTCCACACACTTTTCCACTTCCTCCAACTCGCGGATACGCTCACGCAGTCTCTTGTTCTCCTCGACTAAGCGGTTCACCCATTCGGGCAGACTCTCCACCTTCTTCCCATCCTCCTCGTAAGTATTCATTCGTCTTCCTCCTCTTCAAACTCGATCTCGAAATCAAACTCCGCCACCGTGCGTTCCAGCCAATCGTTAATGCCAAGCATTACTGCTTTAGCGATTCCTATCTCATCCAAGTCGCACTCCGCGTCCCAGCGGTGAAGTAAGACCTTAGTCTCGTGTATTATCTGATCTTTTGGGTCTTGCATAATTCATATAGTCCGAAACGCTATGCCCGATAGGCATCTGCCTCGGTGTGGTACTGCGGGTGACAAGTATATTTCCATCCCTATCCTTGAGGTTCCTACCATTCTTATCGCGGTATGTGCGTAAAAGCTGGGTATTTCCCCAAAACTTATGCCACCCATCCATCACCTCTGCGTAGGTTGGCCAATCATGGAAGAAGCAGTCCCAATCCGATACATTGAATTGCTCATTATCCATCATTGTAAAAAAGAGCCACTCTCCCGACCGAGTGTCGCCGAGGTGTCCTGTCTCTGTTTTCCTGACGCGGTAATACCGCCCATCGGAAAGTAGCCCCTAAAGTTATTCATCTTCTAAATTCACAAATTGGTTAATCAAATCGGAATGAAACCCCACGCCTACCAGCAGTACGCGGATCGCTTTGAGCGTCTGTTCGATATCGCTCCCTTCGGGGATTTCCGCAGATAGCGTTACCTCGCAATGACTAATCGTTATCTTCATTGAAATCTCTCCTTGTTTTTATAGTACCAATCCGTGAAATAAGGATGGACATATAGGTTATTCTCTACGCGATGCTTCCAGCTTTCCCTGTGATTCCTTAAACAATACTCAACAAAGTGCGTAGGCACTCCAGGCATCGCTTTCCTTAGTTTTTTCCTATCCTCCCTCTTCGCCACGAGCTTGAGCCTATCCTTCTCATCGTGGTCATAGAGTAATGACTTGTTATCAATCACGGGAATTGCCACCAATTCACCAGCAGTCTTACCAAAATCGATATACCGCATAATCCTTCGGCACTCCTTGAGGATCTTCTTCAGCGCTTGGCGTACACATTCCACACTTACGCCAAACTCATAACCAATCTTGCGGTAAGACATGTCATGGTAAAACCTCATCTCCAGCAAAACCCGCTCACTACGCGGAATAATGCGGAATAGATTATCAACCAAATCACTCTGCTCTATCCGACTCCCTAATTGCATTCTCTATCCCTTCCCGCATAGCGATATTCACATAGTCCTCGTCTGTCGCACTCTCCTTACCCCACTTAACCAGCATGGCATGGGTATCATCCTCCATCTCCAAATCCATCTCCACATACTCAACCTCACGGGTGTCCGTGATGCGGATAATCGGTAAATTCTCTACACGATCTCCCATACCCCACGCTCTCCCTCGCGTACTCGCAACTCATCCCCTATCCAATACTTCCCCGGTTTGCATCGCACCTTCCCGTGCGTGCCATCCCGAAACTCAATCAACCGTAAAAACTTATTACCAGGAATCGCATACACCTTCGCTAACCGCGCTTCCCCAGGAACCTCCCGCACCTCAACCTTGGGCTTCTTCGCTTCCTCGATCATCGCATCCACTTCCGCGATCTCCTCCTCCACGACCTTCTCCCCGTTTAACTCCCTGAGTTTAAGCACCATCTTCCGAGAGATACGGTTGCCATGAACGCAAGTACGCATGGTGGAACGCTTAATCCCCATCATATTCGCAAATTCATCACGACTAATCCCAACCTTTCGCAAGATTGCCATACATTCCTTACCATCCATTTTTTCCGCCATGTCTCCCTTTTGTAGTTTTTTGTAGCCTAGTCAAATAAAATAATATAAAAAACGCTACATGCCACGAGGAATACCCAAAAAGCTCAAACCCTTTGATGCAAAATTGAAGGACAAAGTACTAACCTCCGCCGCTCGTATAGCCGCAAGACAATCAACTCCCAAAGAAGAGGCAAAGAATATGGAGCTATCCGTTAATCAAGAAGAACACAGGCTACGAATACATAACGCCCTCAAGTACGGCATGAAGATGACCGAGCAACAATTCCTCTCAGAAGTACAAAAGAAGCTCCAGCATATGGTCGCAGACTCCCTAAACGACCTACACGACTCCATAGAGCAAATACCACCTCAGAATAAAGCCTATGCTGTAGGTATGCTCTTCGATAAACTCATGACCATATCCGGCAGACCCACAAACATCACAGCATCTGCCAATGTCAAACTAGGCTCCTCCGATATGTCACCCGACCAAGTACGCAACATCCTCAAAAAAGGTGTGAAAAACCTACCAAAAGATGCATCCACCGAAAAAGTCATCGATATAGAAGACGCAGAAACCACAGAAATCCATGAGGAAGTCGATACTAGCTCCGAAGATTAAGGAACTAAGGAATAGAGGTTACTCATATAGAGACATCGAAAACGCACTAGGTTGCTCAAGGTCAACTGTCTGCTACCACCTAGCACCCGGACAAAAACAAAAAACTAAAGAGCGAAGAAAAAAAGTACCCTACAATACATACCTACATGTAAAACGAACATCGCACTTCCAAAACCCTATAGTCCGTACACAAGCAAAACTTAACCCCAAACCTATACTAACCCAAAGACAAGTGTCCAAAGCAATTTCTGATAAAGCATATAGGTTCCAAAAGGATGCCAAGTTTACACATAAAGATATACACGCAAAGTATGGCGACCACTTCCAATGCGCACTAACAG